GTTGGATTTCAGCAGTAAGCGCGGCAATGTCTAGCTGAATCTTATCCCATCGCTGCGACATTTCATCAGTTACGTCTTTGCCGTTCAGTTGGTTGTTCAGATCGTTCTGCTCATTAACCAGCCGGGCGCGTGTCTCAAGAAGTTCCTTCTCGGTTCTCATATTGCTCAGTATTTGGCACTTCCGCGCCCGTTAAAAGATATTGTTTGTATTTATTTGAATTAGTCGGGCGCGAATTGCAGCAGCTTCCGCCTTTTGCATTTCGTCCGCTTTTGTTCCTTCGTTTTTTTGTCGGGCATTAAGCCGATCTTTTGCCGCCTCAAGCGCACGAAACGCAGGCGCAAGGCCAGCCGAACGGACGCCAGCAGCCTTGTAGGCCGGGTAGGTAACGGGGGAAACATCGAACAGCTCATCGACGTCAAAGTGATTTAATATCCATTGACCATCTTCCGATCGCGTCATTGACCATTTGCGCTCTGTTTCGTCTTCCCAATCGACCGAGAACGCAAACGAGCTCTGGTTCACGTCGCCACGATCAATGCTTACCTTCAGGTCGCGGGCATAGCTGACATCCGCCATTTCGCAGGCGTAATTCAGCCCGGCATTATCGGTACCCACTTCTAAGGTTCCAGACGTATTCCTGCCTAGAATCAGATTAGCGTCGTGATTGAACAGGCAACGTATGTCAGACTTTGCCAATGCGCGGTCAAACGCACCAGGGTGAATAATTTCCCTAAACCCGCCCAGGTCTTCAGACAGCACATTGAAAACTGAACCGTGCCCGTCAATCCGTAAAGGGCCGTTAGCGGCCCCTCCGGCTTGAGACCTGGTAAAAACGAACGGTACAAAGCGTCGCTGAACGCCTGTCGGTGGGCTATTCCTCTTCTCCATTACCTAGCTGGTTTTGTGACACTTCCGCGCCTTGTTCTATTTGTCCTAATCCCGCCATTGGGGCGAAGTTGACAGGGTACAAGTGTATTTTGCCTTCGCCCCCGGCAATAGGATTGTAACCCTCAATGGCGCGCACCTCATCCCTGTTTAGGGTGCCTGTGCTTAGCATCATGCCATGCATTTTTGTCCGGGCCTCTGTGTCGCCACGCATCAAGCTGTCAAGGTTGAAGCGAAAATAGGATGCTGATCGGTCGCTAAATAATTTAGTCAGTTCAGCCTCCCATCGCTTCACCCAAGGGCGCAAAGTATGCGTAACAAACTCCCTGCCCTGGTGCTCAATGTTGTTATTTGTACTGCGATCTAAGGCACTAAGCATATGCATAGGAACGCGAAAAATACGGCTAACGTCTTCCGTTGTGGCCTTCATCATATCGAGCCATTGCGCATCAGCTGGAGATAGGCTTAATGCCTGGTATTTCATTCCGCCCTGGAGTACAGCCGTGCCGCCTGAATTGCCAACACCACCGTAGGCGCGCTGCCAGCTGTTGCGGTTCGCCTCAGCCACTTCTTTCGTAAGCGGTATTTCGGAAGTAAGGACGCCAGACAGATTTGCGCCATTTTTCATCAGCGCAGACATATAGCCTTGCCCTGCGGTCCCAAGCCCAAACGTGTCACGGTGGGTGGTGATTGGGCTTTTGCCAGTACCGTTCTCGCTGTCCCAGACCATTGCGCGAATGTGAAGCACGTTGTTGGCGTCTAGCACGATATGTTTGCCAGTCGTAGACGAATTTATCGTGTAAAACAACTGCCCCAGCTTTTCGTCGTAGTCTATTTTTACCAGATTGTTGGCGACGTGCCGCAACTGAATTGGCTGACCTGATCCGTTCCGAATAATAACAGCATAAGCGTTACCATGCAGGGTTGCCCACGCTTGCATCGTCTCGAAGAAGGTTTGACCAGAATAAAGCGGGTGCGGGTTGGTCAGTAGCTTAACAACAGGGTGCCGGGGCTGCTTTTCTCGACCGATTCCAGCATCTGTGTACACGTCCCAAGACAGCGAACTAATAGATTCAGAAATGACCCGCAAGCAGGCCCAGACAGCCGTAAGAGACTGGGCTGTTTCGTGGCTTACAACTTCGCCCGACTTAGATTGCGCTCCACGCGAAGGGCCGAAAAAACTGGTGTAGTTTACAACTTGCTGGTTGTCCCGTTCCTCGGTTTTAGGTGTTTTGGGGACAAAGGGCGCGCTTTTCGCCCTAAAAGATGGAGCTGAAAATATGGAAAAACCCCGCGCTGTTGAGCGTAAACCTGCAAACATGTGCGCAAGGTATTCTGCCAGGCCAATGGTTCGCGTTAACTTGGTTAACATAAACCACCAAGCATCACCACACATATATTTTCCCTGCGCTATCTCCCCCTTTATTTCCCGAAAGCTTGCTTTTCATTACCCTAAAGCTTTCGTAGCTGTCATACCGGTGCGGGAAGCCGTACAGGAGGAGCGTGGCCTCGCATAATGCCCATGCATCCTTGTGACTACATGCACTATCCCGCACCACGCGCCAAAACTCAATAAAATACCCTTCCGCAAAAAGCATGGCCGTTACCCTGTCGGGTATCATGGTGCAAGGCTCGTCCGCATCGGTTATGTATCTTGGAATCACATCTTTGTTTTAGGTTACCATACAAAGATTTCGCCTGTCGATTCTTGTTCGTCTTCCTTGTATTCCAGGTAGCCAGCGTAGGCCATTGCGTTCGCAACCGCCGCGTCTACTTTTTCCCTGCTCCTTGATTTGTCGATTCTTACATTGCCGCCAGCGTCCTGTTTCAACATTACGTTTTGAAAACACCAAGCCACGACTGGGTTGTTTTGGTGGTCCCAAAGCCCGTCAAGTATTTCCTTTTCCATCCCAAGAACCGCAGGGCTAAAATTCATGAACGACTGGTTAAAGGCCACCATTTCAATCCCCTCAATCAGCAGCTCGTTAATGAGCTGCGACGCGTTAAATCGGTCATAATTAGCGTGGTGCACGTCAAAAACCGAAAAGTCCGAAATGATTTGCGACCTAATGTACTCGTAGTCTATTGTCTTACCTGGCGTCAATGTCAGCCAGCCACCCGCTGCCCAGTCCATGTAGGGCACTTTGTCTTGCAGGGCCCTGTGCCTCGCCCGATCTTCAGCGCACCAAGATCGAGAAATAGTTCGGAATTTAGGATCGTCAGGCGTAGGGGGGAACACAAGCGACCACACCGCCAAGTCCTTTACTGTTGCCAGGTCTAGTCCGCCGTAACACAAGCGACCATGCAAAATCTTTTCATCGAAATCAGTAGACGCTTGCATATAGTCCTCCCGCTTAATCCATGTCGTGTTTGTCTTTTGCCACCTGTTGAGGTTTTTTGTGATAAACGAGGTCATTCTTGTAGCTCCTTCAGTTACCGCCGTCACGTACTGCGACCGCAAACCTTCCCAGGGTGGAGCCTGGCCAATACCTGGGTTTGACTTTTCCCAATTAGCCTCTACTTCCCAATCGTCTTCATCGTCCATCGAAAATATCAGGGGGAAAACTTCATCGTTTTCAATAGACCCCTCAAGAATAGATATATACCGCTGCTCCAGTTGCCAAAGCGTCCCCAGCACGTTAAAGCCCCGCGTGGTTGTAATAATCAACAATGGCTGCGCCCGTCCTACTGATCCAGATTCCAGGTTGTCTGGTATAGACGAATCCCTCGCCTCGTGGTATTCGTCCACACAGGAAAGGTGGGGGAACACACCATCTAAGGTTCCAGAATCGGCAGAAATAGCGCGGAAAAAAGAACCGTCCGGGCTGTTATCTAGCGCATCTAATTTGCTTACTAGCTCATAGTTTTGTTGAGAATTATACACCCTAATATCCGACATTTTACCTTCCGCCTTTAGGTAGTCCATCATGACCTTGCCAGAGTTCCAGCAATACAAGGCCTGGTCCTTTTTGTTGGCAACGCTGTACACCTCCGCCGCCTGCTCGCCATCGAAGAAAGCCATCAGGACAGAAATAGCACCCGCCAACTCAGACTTGCCCCCTTTTTTTGCAATGCAAAGCAGCACCTTCCGCGTAACGCGCAAGCCAGAACCTTTGTGTTTTAAGCCAAATATGTAAGCCAGGAAGAACTTTTGCCAATCCATTAGCTGAAACCGCTTGCCCTTAAA